TACAAGTTCACGGTTGGGGCTCGCTATGAAGCCCTCACCTATAGCTTGGAGAGTCACAGGGAGCTCGGTTAATGACATGGTATCTGATTGGGCGCTCCGCTGGTCGAGTGGGATCCAAACCCCTGACACAGAGCCGAAAGGCACAGCGCCGCTGTCTGGCATCTTCCTCAAGGCATTCCCCGCCAAACCACTTCCGTCAGAGCCTGAATCCAACCTGGACTGGCGCGCACACTTGCTCTCTGTCACATTGAACGGCGTTCCGTTGCCTATGGAACGTTGGAATGAGCTTACCCATGCGCCCAGTGAAAACAACCATGTTGTGGACAAAGGTTCCGCAGAAGGTCGCCGCACACCTGAGTCGCTACGCTCATATCCGCTTCTCATAACATCGGGTGCGTTGTACCAACCTGCGAAGGGAGCCCACACGCTCATAGCCAGCCTTTATCACCGTGATTACCTCGACCCATTTGGGATTTATGCAGACCCAGTCACGGAGGAACAAAAATTGCTGGAGATTGAGCGACGGTTGGAACCGGTGCAAGCATGGATTGTCAGCCACACAAAGGGACGATTCACAACGATGTATCGTACACAGGAGGTGTGCGCGCGAGAGTTGGGCGGCTATAAGGGCGCCAATTACTTGCGGTGTTGTGAGTCAGTTATAGACCACGGTTATTTTTCACAAACCCAGGCGCAAGCCAAAATAAACGAAACGATCAAAGGCGCGGGCTTCAACGCTCAGCGCATCTTTCTCAAACCCCGAACTGTCAAGAATGTATCAACAGATTTACAGACGGGTGTATTGCCATTCTCGCGTGCGTTCGCGGAAGACTGCAAGTGCATCTTCAACGGCGACCCGTGTAGAATAGGGCGATTTGTAGCGAGATTTGCGATAGCGCAGGTGGACCCAGAGCACATGGATGCCTACGGCCAACTGTTTGCCACAAGCCCTGATCTGTGTTGTGTTGTCTCCTGTGATGACACTTCAGTGAGTACCGGACGGTACCAGAGTTATTTTGGATATGTCACCGATGACAGTGACTTCAGCCAGTACGACCAGAGCCAATTGAAAGCCCTCTTCGACATCGATTTTAAAGCCATGGCTAACGATGTCTCCCCGACCCTTATTAAAGCGTTCGCTACGTTACACCATGCTATTAATAGTATGGCTGTGAAAGGAAAAATCAAAGATCCGGAAACGGGCGATTGGGTGAAGATGAGAGCTATTCTCCGCTACAGCATGCGCACCGGCGTAGGTACAACTTCGTCTTTTGGAGGTCTCCACAACATCTATACCAGAATCTACTGGTTGTTGAGATCAGAAGAAAGCCCCATGTCGTTTGACCGAACGTGTGCAGAACTAGGAATCGTAGTGAAGCTCGCTAAGAGAAATGCGCTTGAAGGTGCCATTTTTCTCCGTGGATGGTTCATCGGACCCAGTTATCAGTGGTCCATATTGCCCTCGGCTGTGTTGAAGCTGGGCAAGTTGATGAAAAACCCCATAGCCCTTTTGCAACTCAAGTCCGCTATTTCAGATGCGGAAGCGGAAAAGTTGGCCGCACAAACGATGTTTTACGCCATCATGCGTAGTGTCGATGTGCCAGATGACTATCCGCTGATTGGGGCGTTCAAGAGGCTTGCCAACCGACTACCACGGGCCACGTCGGAACGCGCTAACGCGCTTATCATGGATGAGTACATTCGTGAGGGGGCTAGATACAAACTTCTTCGGGCTGCGCCGATTGCTCGGAAGTATGTGATCAACGCCATCATCGAGCGATATGATATTTCAGAGCAGCAGGTGATTGAATGTGAATCGTACATTCTTTCTATACCCAGCCTGCCGGCTTTGATTCAGCACCCCGTCTTCGTTAAGTTGCGGGATGTTGACTACGCTTGATAGTTCTTGCGTCCTGAGCACGACGTAAAACTGCTTCGTTTCCAAGGGGAAAACTGGAAACGGCCCGTCAGCAAAACATAAGAAGAAAAAACAAAATACAAAAACACAATAACATGGATGGGAGAAAAAACGACAAACCCAAGAAACAAAAAGCCGATGCACGAAAGGCTGAGAAACCTGAGCCAAGGCCTAACAACGGAATTCATGCGAGCGACGCGACGAAAGTTGCTAACACCGCTGCGAGAGCAAATTCCCAAACGGTCGTTGCTCAACCCAGTCTCAAGAAAGCCGTGAAGGCCGCGTCCAAGGTCACCTCAGGTGATTTGAAGGCGTGGCTCAAATCGGCTAGCCGGCCATTTCAGAACCCGGCCGTGCAGTGCCCTGTCAACTACAATCCCGTTCCGTCTATCATCAGCTCGGTGGCCACAACTGAGTATTTCCACACAGTTGTCATTCGTGGAGGCGAATCCCGTCAAATCACCTTGTTTCCTGGGCACAACCGGGAGATTGAAGATGTGGTGGGTCTCGACAACATGGATGGCACTTCTTACCACGCGGCCTTGTTAACAAGCCGTAATGAAGGAGACACTCTGACCGACTACAGCATTGGACCGTGTTCCGACGATCTGAGTCGAGGTTCGGCTATTGGATACATTTCTGAGGGCGTCGCTACCGACGAACTCAGCCTTTTGGCCAACAACTCTGGTTGCCGAGCACTGGTACCATCCGTGAAGCTGCCGTACATTGCCAAGGAGCGTGACGGTTTCCATACACGTTGGAAGTGCACTGGCCTCGGACTCAAGCTCGTGAACGAAACGCCTTCTTTGAACCGGGGTGGGATGGTGGAATCTGTCCAACCTACTTCGAAAGGCCTTCCCACGCTGTTCAGCGAGTTGTCTGTCAACCCCACGTACATGGTGCATGAGCCGGACACCGAGGATCAACCGATCACTATTTCGTTGATACATCGCCTCCAGGATCTGGCCTATTGGCACACAGAAAACATCGGGAGCCCTTCATCTGTTGAAGCTGGAATACGTGTTCGCATCACTGCCCCGGAAACCGACCAAACATGGAGATTGATGGTGGTTGCCCATTGGCAATTGGCTGGGAACAGCTTGTTGGCCATCGGCAGCCCGTCTGTACACAGACCCATGGACCGCGCAGTTGTTGAACCTGCTATTGAGCATCTGGCCAATAGCTCGCATACTGCAGGCGACCTGTTGTCAGTGGCCGCGGATGTAGCGCGTGGTGTTATGCACGGCGTAACCTCTGTGGCGGAGCTAGCCGTAAAGCATGCTCCTGTTATTCGTGCTGGCGTGTCCTCGTTGTTCGGGGGGCGCTAGTATAGCTTCGTGTTAGCTGACTTATTCGAACCAACCATTCGGAC